ACATTTCTAGGAGTTAATCCCAGTATGTCTAATCGCCATGTTAGGGAGTTGAACCAGGTCTTTGTAGCAATCTTTAAGGATGCTACTCAGGCCTACCCGACGCTGAGGGCGGAATTTGAGAAAGATCTCACCCGTCTTCAGAGCCTCGTGGAACAGAGAGGTATTGGTGTTTATCTCCAAGACCTCCCTGCTGTAGGTAAGCACCTAGATAGGTGCCTATCTTCCGGCAAGTACGAGCTGTCTGGTTTACCACTAACCAAGCGGTATTCCAGCAGAGTAGTGATCCCTAAGTTTCTTAGGGGACTCTACTTACTTGTGTTTGACGAGGCTGGTTCTCTGAGGGAAGACTATGACATCCAGGCAATTCTTCTGCTGCGCCAAATTCTATTTGTCGCGAAGAAGCTGCCGTTCACTTGTAGTGAACAAAAGGTTCGGGCAGAAGTCCGAGCCTTTTACGATGTCGACGTTTCGTTACCCGAGCCAGATAAGGTTTGGGTAACAGACCCAACTGAGGCTCAGTTTCAGGAGACCTACCGTGGATACGGGAAGTCGCCCTATTACGGGGCCAAGGTTGTATCTGGAGCTTCTGACCACTCTCCCGAGTGTTCGGGGCTCGAATTGTCAGCCTTCCTGGGAATCCTTGACATCGTGTCAAGCATTCTTACGGCCACGATCGGGTCTTACGACCCGGATCGTTGGTCGTTCAGACACGGACCAGGAGCTGTTTCAGAAGCGCCTGGCCGTCCAGAGAAGTACAAACTCCTCTGCGACGGCTGGGACGATCTTCTGGACAAATCCTTCCCAATCTCCAGTTATGGTTTTCATAACTTTGGAAGTTGGGCGCGTGACCTTCGGGATCGAGGAGTTCATCGTTCCTCCTTATACGGAGGCGGTGATCTTCTGGACCCTTTGGAATGGCCGCGGGGCCGAGTTGCGCCAGTCGGAGACGGAGGACACATCCAGTGTTCCCGAGTCCCTGACTTTCATCAACGTAGTTCAAACTGCGTTGAGTGGCCTTCTCGACTCGTTGCGGTCCCCAAAGACTACAAGCGACCACGGCTTATCGCCGCGGAACCTTGTGCACGACAGTGGTGCCAGCAAAATGTCTGGGACTACTTGCGTGGACGCGTCCACGGAACCTGGTTATCAAAG